TGCCCAAAGCCACCTGCCTGTGCATATACTGGAGGTGAGAATGTAGGGAATGGTGTGTTTAGAGACATAAGTCCTGGAGCTGCGAGGCTTTCGTTTGTTAAATTAGAGTTAACGCCTCTAGTTTCTAATAAATTGTTGCCTCTATTAATTCTGTCTAACGCAGAAGCATATTGACTAACAGGTGCATTAGAAGAAGACATAGTTGAACTAGATCCTCCAGGTAAACTTAGAACGCCACTATTAGTGCCTGTTGGACTAGAACCTTGTACTGGTTGATTAGGGATACTTGGTCCAGCACTTAAACCACGAGTCATGTACGCAGGAGCACTACCCATACCAGACATTTCTCCTTGCGTTTGATTAGGTATACCTAATGCAACATCACCTATTGTCTGTACTGCAAATTGTTCTAATGGGTTAAGTGCACTGTACGAAGAACCTAAAGAGCTAAGTGCTCCTGGACCATATGTTCCCCCACCCATAGTGCTACCTAAATGACTAACGATTTTAGGATCCATACCTAAATTAATTGCAGCTGTTACAGAATCAACACCACTAGCTGCCATTTCTGCTTCTAAAGCAGTAATCTGACTATTACTTAATGCTATTTCTCCACCAAAACCAAAGTTTCTACCTAACCCTGAACCTACATTTTGAAAAAATCCTTGTATACCTGTTTGCCCAGCAGCCATTGGTGTCCAGTTAGATGCTTTAAAAAATGCACCTATCCCTTGATTTCTTGCTGCTTCTATTGCTCCACCCATGCCTGCACCTTGTAGTGCTGCACTTCCGCCATAAGCTAGAGCCATGTTCCTTAATATGTTTTCTCTAGGCATTGCTGAAGTTTTAGTACCTACCCCAGCTCCGATTGATGCACCCATTGGTCCACCTATCATAAATCCTACTGTTGCTCCTATAATTGGACCAGCTTTTTTAACAGTTTTTCTTACGCTTTTCCATGTCTTTTTTAACCATCCTGCTTCATATAACCCTGTTTCTGGGTTAACAGACATAATACCAGAACCAACAACATATTGTTCCATCGGAATATCTTCGTTTTCAAAAGCTAGTTGTAGATCTTTCTTAAGTCCAGGATTCTTGGCTAGAATCTCTTCAGGAATAATGGTTTCGCCTGTAGTTGTATGTGTTAGGTTTGTGTCGCCGTTGCGTCCTTGAGCAGCTAAATATTCAGCAACTCCTGTTATACCTTGTCTTGGACTTTGTTCTCTAACCACTACGAAATTAAACCTCTCTTGTGCGTACTGTTATTATTAAGCAGGTTAATTGCTCCACCAGAGAAGCTGCAGTTATACACTGATACATACAATCATATATAAAAATTCTGGAATAAGAAATAGTAATAATTAATTTAATAAACTCCTTTACTTTTAAAGTAAATGAGTATATGATGGGTGTATAAGTAATTAAGAAAGGAGAATAACTTATGAGAGATAGGCAACGACAAAAGGTTTACGACTGGGAAAACAAATCTAGTTGGAGTGGTAAATGCAAAGATGAACTTAACGAACAACAATGTTTGTTTATTATCAACAAATTAAACAAGATCTACGACATACCTGTAGACACCACATTTGTAAATGGTGATAGACGATCTGCAACATGCTGGGATCGAGTCAGAAAACATGAGATATCTTTACCTAGACAATGGGCACTATGTTGGTCAGTTGTACTGCACGAGTATGCTCATGCGATATCGGGTCATAGAAAATACAAAGAACGACCTAACCGAGCTATAGAGCCACACGGTAAAGAGTTCGTAACAGCGTTCTGCGTGTTGTTACACAAGTTTCATCCTGATCAACCTAGCTATAAAGAACTAAGTCAAAGTTTACGAGACGCAAATGTGGACTTTGAGCATATGGAAAGTTCTAAGTTCCACAAACAGATAGGTAGAAAAACTATCAAGCTAACTAAAGCTAAGGAAGATAAAAATTACGACTTTAATACAAGTCTACTTAAACTTACTTCAGAAGGTAAACGAAGACTTTCTGCTGGCGATGGTTTCTATAAACCTAAAACTAAAATGAACAGAGTTCTTTGTGTTCTAGATTACTCTATTATTTTTATACACAAAGATAGACCTATACCCTATAAAAAACTCGAGGCCAGTTTTAATAGATTACCTTGTTTTAGCGATCACTACAATAAACTAATACATAAAGTTATAGATGAACACGGTAAATTAGAACCTAGTTTAGTTAAGTATATGATTAAACAAGGTCTAATCGTAGCTACTTCTACTCAAAACAAAGGGTAGTTTACCCTTAACTCATTATCAAAAACTCCCTGGTGACCATCTGGGGAGTCAGTTTTTAGACTTTAACCCCAAACTTTAACCTTTTTACCACCCCAGTACTCCACAGCGTGTCCCTCTGTTATTAGCATAGCACAGATATCTTCACCATCTATAGTGTGCGGAATACCTAATATCCTGCCATACTTACCTTTACCCAGAGACTGTACTTGTAGTTCTTTACCACAGAGTTCTATAAGTCTATCTTTTGCTTTTAGTCCTAGTGCTTTTTCAGCAAGGTTTCTAGTTCTGCTTTCTGGTGTATCTATACCTGCTAGTCTTACTCGTTGTTTAGTAAGAACTATGTCAAAACCGAGATCGATATTTACATCAATCGTATCTCCGTCAATAACTCTATCTAGTGTGCAGTTGTAATAAAATGGTTTAGGCATATCGTGTTAACTCAATTGTAATATCTCCATTAGTTTTTACTGAAACATGACCAAGTAGTGCTTGAGCTTCATAACCTAATGGATTCGTGGGTGTACCTATGTCAATCCAATAAGTTCCTGTATAAACTTGTAACACACCAATAGATGTGTTCCAAATCAAACTTCCTGGATCAAAATAGAGTGTGTTTCTTTCAGAAGTTGTTATCTGTCGTGTGTTGTCTGGATTAAACTGACCTAAATTAAGTTCTAGTACTCGGACTAATCTATTGTATGTATCAGATTCTACTTGGGGAGAAAAACTAATAGGTAAACGAGTAGGAAGTAGTTTACTCATCTGCGTCCATCAGATTTTACATCCATTCTTGTTGCTCCTAATCGCCAACCTACATTGTCATTACCTGCGTTAGCAGCATCGTCGTCTGATTCTAGCCTTAGTATTATTTGTCTCGCTCTAGCTCGTATATCTGCTTTTGAAGTACTCGCAGCAATTTGACTTGTACTAGCTGTAGTAAGACTTTCTCCTGGGAAATCTCTAGTTTTTAACACTAAATTAACTTTACCACCACTAGTGTTACTTAAAAATTTAATGTCAGGAATGATTCTGTTAATAAACGCAAAACTTTCTCCATCACCTATATCAAAATCACTGCTTTCTATAAACACATTAGTCATAGGACTACCGTCATTATCATACCCAAACTCTTGTTCATATAAATAATTCTCTGTAGTCGCTCTAGGGTAATTCTCTACACCAGAGTCTAACCACGCTGTTCTATTGAGTTGACCTATAGTCCACACCTGTTCTGCATAGTTGTAAACCACATAACGGTCTATATCGTCAGAACTAGCTGAAGGGTAAAACCAACCTACTTCGTTAAACTCACTGTTGTTGTATGCGAAAATTTTAAAAGCTTGACTTACATTAAAATCATCAAACACATAACTTAAAACACTACAGGATATTTTTTGTACTGCTCCATTGTAAACATAAAAACTATCATAACCCATCCAGTAAACACCATTAGAACTACTTATGGCACCTTTAGGACTTATAAGACCACTACCATCGTTGATTAAATTTAAACCAAATGTGTATGGTGGACCAATAAATTGCATAGAGTACAACGCTGTATCTGTCCAAATTAATACCTCTTGTCTAGCTTTTACACCACCTATAATTTGACTACCTTCAGAAAGTCTTAAACTACCTGCTGTGTTTGTAGTAGCAGGTTCAAAATCAAGTGGGTTTTCTTGATCACTAAATGCTATAAGCATAGGATCTACAGAACCTGTTCTTGAACTTCCCACTATTGCATCTGATCCTAAAACTATTACATGTCTGTCCGTTTCACTAACTAAAACTTGTAAACCGACTGTTGGTACTAAGTTTGCTCCACTTTGTGTTGATAAGTTATTAGCTCTTGTTGTTATTCCATTAGTAGCATCCCAATAATAGACTCCACCACCTCTTGGGTTAATAATTAAGTCTTCGCCAAAGTTATCGTGTGACCAAAGTCTAAGTTGGTTACCTAAAGTTAAAGCAGTTGTACTTCCCCATGTACTGTCTCCCCAGAGACCTACACCCCAACCTGTTGATTGCACATAAATATCTAAACCTGTAGTGACTTGATACGCTCCTACTGTACTGCTGCCACCATTACCACTATCCCCTGCTGCTGCCAAAACTGTGTCCCCACTTGTGTCTTTAGCTTCGATTGTGTATGAATTAGCATTAACAATAGTTGCTATTTCGTATTCTTGGTTTAATACAGCAGCGACAATATTTCCACCTAAACTAGCTGCACCACTATAGGTAACAAAATCACCAACTACTGCTCCATGTGCTGTGTCACTAACCGTAAGTGTAGCATCCCCATTACCTACTTTAGCAAAAGTTACATCACCTGCACCTGTTGTTGAGCGTACAGGTGTGATATCAGCAAATGTTGTCCCTTCTTCAATATAGTATTTTTTGTTTGTGCCTAACCCTAAAAGTTTTGTACCTGCTAATGTAAGCCAACCGTGTAGAGCTCTACATGTACCTAAGAAAGTATTAAGATTATCTTTTTGCCACCCACCTATTTTTTGTGGTCGACCTGCTTTGAATCTAACTAAGTTAGCATCAAACCACCCACCTTCGTTATCATAGTCTGTACCTTCCCTCATTATTCCAGGTTTAAATACAAACTTACTTAATGGCATACTACACTCCTGTCCAGTCTTTACCTTCAAACAACAAAGCTTCTGCTTCTCTTCTTCGTTTTAATCCTTCTAAAACTTTTCCACCTGCTTTGTTCCAGCGTTTTATTTGTGTAGGGATTTCTTCATAGTTTTCTGCGTTTAAAAATTTAAGCATTGTGCTTGATTTTAAGTTTGTTGGACCAAGATTGTATGTCCAAGACACTAACGCATCGTACATACATTGTTTTAAAGGTACTTCTACTGCATTCTCTACATGACTACAATACTCTAACAGCTCATGCATTAGCATAGAATCAGCTTCTTCTTTAGTTATAGTGTCATCTTTTTTAACACCTTTTGTGTGTCCATAACCGATTGTCCACACATCAACAGCATCTTGGTATGCTGTGAGTTCACAACCTTCAAATTTTTTAATTAAAGCTATGCCTTCTTTTGATATATTCATTCAGTTTCCTCAGAAGTTGTTACTTTCCTATAGTATACTACTACATCTTTCAATTCAACAATATAGCGTTTAATTTCTTGCATATTATAAGCCATGACTTCGTAATCAGGTATAGTCATAGCCAAGAACACCAACTCACCCTCTTGTTGCTCTATTCTTGCCAATTGATCTTCCCAGTTATCGGGTGTGACAGCTATCCACTGTAATTCCTTAAGATCTATCTCTCTAGGCATGATTGGTTGCACAATCTTTTTCTCTAAAGGTTTGGCAGTTACTTGTATCTGTTTAGTTGGAAGTAGGCTGCAACTGCAAGCCACTATCAAGACCATCAATAGTGCTACTGATTTGCTCGATGTTTTCCATGATATGTTTTGTACCATTATTTATTTTCCTCTCCATTTCTACTGGGTCAGCCAATATTTTAGACGCTAATTCATAGTTTTGTATAAACTGTGTATATCTATTCAATTCTCTTTGTGCTTTTTGACTTTTTACACTAAGTTCTTGTAGTTGTTGTGTTTGCAACTCAAAGTCTGCTTGAATAGACTTTATTGCTTCTTCTTGTGTAGCTACTGCGTTTTCTAACTGTGAATTGTTTGCAACTAAGATCTGGTTTTGACTATAAAAATAATAAGTGACTAACGATAACACAAGTATAACACCTATTAAAATTTTGCTCATTACAAAACAACGCTAGTCAACACAGCAATTAACACTGCTCCTATAAAACCGAATACACTAAAAGTTGCTGTCTTGATCGTTGAGTTAATGTTTGTAATTTCTTGTTTTATGTCTGAAAACTCATTAAATGCAGTTTTCCATCTTTCTGCACACTGTATCTCGTGTTTAGCTAAGTCGTTTGCGACATCGTTTGCTGTTGCTTTTTTAGTAGTCATCCGTTTAAAGGGTTGTCGTTTTTATTTTCTAATTTAGTTAAGTTGCTATCGAGACTTTCTAAATCGGCTTTAATTGTAGCTATGTCAGTTTTAATTTCTGTAACATCAGGAACATCTATACTGTCAATACTTTTTTCCAAGAACTGTACAGATGTTTCTATAGCAGCAAAGCGTTCTTCTATTACTTGCTGAGCTGACTCAGTATCCCCTATGCCACCTATTTTAGCTTCTAGGTTAGTTATGCGATTAACATAAGTAGCACCTGTGTAACCAAACCCTGCTAGTGTTGATACTATACCAACTAACGCAATTATTTGTGTTGTTTTATTCTGTAACCAGTCCATATTATTCTCCTAATGTAAAACGATATTTTCTGTTTCATTGTCAAAAATATCGTCAATATCTATAACTTCTTTAAGTACACCTATAACAACTAAATCTTTTTGTATGTTGTGTGCCTTAATAGTGGCTTCAATTATGTCTTCAGCTACAATATTCGGACCAGCATACACTTTTTTATCTATGTACATTTCAGTCAAGTATATATTCATAAATTTGGTTGTTGCTCTATTATATTACTCATTTTAGTAATATTACTACTTGCTAACCCATAAAACGCTTCTGTGTTATCTGCAAGAGTGTCCGTATAGATAGTTCTTGACTCATACCATTGTGATTGATCCAACATAACAACTTTTTGATAACTGTTAAATCCTGGTACAAACCCCATATATGCTATAACAGTGTCTTCCGAACCATACTCACCTGTTTCTTCTTGTTGAGCTTCTGCTTCTTCTTGTGCTGTTTGTAAATTCTGTGCTATTAGATCCTCTACTGTGGAATCTGTGTCTGATGAGGTATCCATAGAATTTATTGAAGTATCTATCTGATCTTGTACTGTAGCTGATGTTGTGACAGAAACAACGGAAGTGTTTACATCTGTTGTTTCTACAGAACTTGTGGTTGTAGAACCAGATACTGACATAGAACTCATGTCTAAAACTTGGTTTGTTTGTACTGTAGCTGAAGCAAACTGATCAGACATACTCGGAGAACTGGTGGTGCTTATTCCTGCGTTACCTGAAGAAGCTCCCGTAGAACTCATATTAACACTGTTACCAGATGCAGTGCTTGTCCCATTGGAATGTACACTATTGCCTGCGTTCGTACCACTTACGCTCTGTGTAGCTGTAGCTATCGTAGAAGAAACAACTCGTAAAGCTATATCCCTACTGATAGAACTTTTACCTGTAGCTTCTTCTCTTTCCGCAGTTTGAAACTCTTCCTCAAAAACTTCTTCAAACTCCTCTACGACTTCTTCTCTTTCGATTCTTTCTTCCTCTACCTCAGCTTCTGCTAATCTTTCTTCTATAGCTTCGAATACTTCTTCTACAGCTTCCTCTTCAAATATTTCTTCTATAAACTCTTCCTCAGGTTCATCTAAATCTGCAAGTTCTTCTCTTTCTTCACTATGTTCTCTTGTTTCTTCTTCAAACCATTCTTCTAGTTCTTCTACACTATTAAATTCAATAAATGTTTCTGGTTCACTATAATCTTCTACTAAAAATGTTTCTTGGAATATAAACTCATCTATTAATACTTCGTCTTGATGGAAAGGTTCATCGTGGCGTGGCATAAAATCATCTATAAAAGGTAGAGGATCAGGATCATAAAAAACAATAAACTCTTCTATAAATGGATCTTCAAAATAATCGTTAGGGTTATCTCCAAACTCCTCAAAAGGTGGAAACATTTCTTCTTCATATATCTCTATACTTTCTACTGGATCCTCAAAACCTAAGTTGTCGGGATGCTGTTGCTGATCATCAGTGAATATACCTGTGGCAAATTGTTCTTGCTCATCTATAAAACCATAGTCAACATTATCGTCATCAAAGAAAGCTACTGATTCTTCTTGCCTATAGCCTTGACAAAAAGGTGCATATTGTGGATCATCAGCACATTGTTGATCATCATAAGCCTCCCAATAGTTAGGACATGATTCACTATGTAGCTGTGTGATATTACATTGTTGTGTCAAGTATGCATCTGCATAACCTGAACAACTGCTATCGTTAAGAGGGTTGCTACAATCAACACCATTACCACTACCTGAACCATATAAAGATCCACCGTTCTCTAATGTTGTATTCATCGTTATATTATTCCAATTAGTATTTACACAAATAGAACCGTTAGTTGTACCTGTATTACATTCATCATGATAATAATATGTGTAAGAATTAGTTTTATTCGCTCCTACTTCGCCTATAAGAACATCATGATTAATGATATTTAATGCTCCATAGCGTATGTCGAAAGAGTTGTTGTTCCAAAGTATTATCTCAAGACTATTGTCTGTATTACTTCTATTGTACTCTCGTAAATTGTACCAACCGAAAATCATTTTACTTGAGTCACCCCAAGACTTCATGCGAGAGTTGTTATCTCTTATGAGATCAGTCCAAAAAGCGTATATGGTGTAAGTGTGTTGTCCGTTAATAGGGTCAGGAGTATAGTCATTACAATAGCTGCCACTATTACCAAAATGCAGACATCCATTTGTTGCCATTCTTGCTTGTGTAAATGTAGAGCCATAAAAAGTAAAATTAAAAGAAAGATCAATTGCAGGACTAATACCATCGTCAGATACCTCGTACGCTAATTCACCGTTAAAGTTATTAGCATTAGCATTAAGGTCATAAAGGTCTTGATTAGCTTCGTATGTATACTGTCCCAATACATTAAAACTTAATAAACACCCTAATGCGTAGAATAAAACTCTTTTTTGCATTGTTTAGCTGTTTTAGTTTTTCGTGTATAAGTTTTTTTAACTAAACCCACAACATCTCTATTTATTTTGGCTCTGTTTGGATTAACTTCGTGAGTACATTGAGCAATGTATTCTTCTAAAGCATCATCTTTATCAGGTCTTTTTTGTGGGTTATTTTCCCAAGCAACTGTTGCTTCTTTTCCTATTTTACCGTTGTATGGACAAGGAGTACCTGCCATCGACATAGCTTTAAATACTCTTTCATCTTGACAAAGTAGTGCAACCGATGCTACTTTCATTCCCATATCATACAAATATTTAGATAGTTTCAACCTTTCACAGTTTTCATCAACAATAGTTTTACCACCTGATAGACCAAATACTTGACCCTGGAACGCTCCAGAGACTCCTGTGGTACACAAATCTTGAGAATACGACATAATACTCGGTGCAATAGCAGAAGCAGGTGGTGCCTCACTTTTTACATTTTGATTTATGGTTTGAGTAGAGTTGGACTCATTGATGTTTCTATTAGTGTTATTAGACCGTGTGTTGTTATTATTGGTGTTAGTATTATCAGTAGTAACATTAGAATCCGAAGTAGATTGATTGACATTGGTGTTTGTGTTTGTGTTGTTAGATGTTGAGTTGGAAGTATTGGTGTTATTAACATTTTGATTTACTGTTGAGTTAACAGTAGATGTAGATGTTGAAGTGTTGTTATTGTTGTTCGTGTTTGTATTGTTAGAAGTGCTAGTAGCAGTAGAAGTGTTTACATTGTTATTCGTGTTGGTGTTGACATTCGTGTTGTTGTTCGTGTTTGTTCCAGTTGTGGTAGTTGTGTTTGTGTTAACATTTGTGTTGTTGTTTGTGTTAGTGTTAGTGTTGGTGTTGGTGTTAGTGTTCGTATTGGTATTAGTCGTTGTTGTTGTATTAACCGTATCTAAAGAATTGTTCTCACAATACTGGGAACCATTAACACAAGCTGTACCTGATTGTTGACTAGACTGAGCATTAACATTTATAGAGATACCAGCAACTAATGTTATACAAAACATGAGAGCAGCCCAAACTAATATACTATCGTGCTTTTTTTGATCTTCGTCTTTCACTAATCTTCGCCTTTAAATTGTTTACTACTCCCTGTTGTTCCTGCGTATAAACCAAACCAAGCTGCACCTGCTCCGACTACTATAGATATAAGACCTGATTGTTCAAATGTAGGTTCAGGAAGTTCCATAAACCAAATAGTGCATTTATAAAGTAACACAATATATACTGTTAAAAATGCTCTGGGGAAAATACGCCAAGAATCAACTGCTTTAGCTAAATGAATCCATTTTTGATGTGGGTTTATTTTATCATCAGCTTCAAGATCTCTAATCTTGTCCTTAAGATCAGATATTTCTTGTATCATAGCCATAAATTTGTTGAGATCCATCTCAACTTCATTACGATCCATGTCTCCACCAAACCTGCCTTGTCCGTCGTTCATAATTACTTTTTCTTACGAGGTCTGCCTCGTTTCTTTTTAGTAACTTTGACTTTGGTGTATGCTTCGTTTACATCTGGTGTACTAAGGTCATCAGCAACATAACGACCTTTTTTATTTCTAGCTCTAACGAGTTCTGTTTCTACCACCTCTTCTTTTTCTTTCAGAGGGTTAGGTAACTCTTCAGAAGATAACGGTGTGAAAAAATAAACTACTTTTTTCCACCAACTCATTTGTCTTTTGCCTTACCAATATTAATTGCACACCAATCCATTACCCAATATACTTTTGCAAGCATTTGGTCATCTTTTGGTGTTGGGGTTAAAGCACAAATAAGTGATGCACCTGATATTACCCAAGGTGCTAATTGTATTAATTTTAAAGTTAAGTCTAACATATTTTACTCCTATGAAGTTGGTTCTGTTGGCCACTCACCAAGTGGTCTTACTGGTGGTGTGGCATCATTGAATTTATAAAGATCAGCCAAAGCATCTACATTTGCAACTGCATTTATTTTTGTTCTCATGCTTGATGCGGCAGTTCTTACTGCTACTCTGTAGTCTAACCAATCTGAAGGTATAGCCTTAGAACTTTCTGCATTTCTAACCACCATCCAGTCATTTGGTTGTAACAAGTTATAAGCTTGATTGTCTATTTTTTCAGAGTGAGTATATTTTAAACCTCTAGTAACAACTCCATCAGTGGTTGTGTCATCTAAAGCTCTTGCTGTAGCTGTACCATAAGTTGCTGTAACTTTGCCACTCCCAAATGCAAAAGACTGGTCTGTATTAATATAATATTCAGGGTCTTTATAATTGGTGTTGTCTATAACCACTTCATAAATGCCTATGGCTTCTAACTCAGAACTAGTCCAAAGCATGAAGATGTTACTAGGATATTGAATATCTCCTAATGTTAATTTTGTTGGTCGTGTATAGACTTTGCTAACACTTCCTGATTCTACTAATGCCCACATAATTTACCTCGCTGTTGTTGGAATACCTGTTGATGTTACGAATGGATTTTCTGCAAATGCCATGTAGAGCATGGTTGCTGTGTTTAAATTAACTTCACCTCTAGAAGTTCTGAATCTAAAGCCATTAGAAACAAAATCTACATCTAAGCTAATTCCAGTACCATCATATTCTGCCCCAGTAAGGTCAGCCCAGATATATTTATCAATTGTGTTAGTTGGATTTCTTGATGAATCCATTATTACCCAATTATATCCTGAATTAGTTACTGGTTTAACCATAACAAAAGCAGGTTTAAAGCCTGTATAGACGAACGGACCACTTGCATTTCCATTACCTATATATTGTCCTATTCTTGAATATCCTTGTATATTTTTAAAAGCAAAAAACATATATTTTGAGCTAACATGATTAACAGCTTGGTGACTGCCTAAAGGTACTATTGTGCTTGTAAAGTTAGCATTTCTCCAAATTGTAGTGTTACTCATAATTGGATTATCGGTGTCTAAAAATACATGGTTGCTACCACCATTTCCAAAAGCTGCTGTATTTGGTGCTCCTATTACCCAATATTTTGTACCTGAACCTGAGTAACCTTTTATCATAAAAAAGTCAGGTATAGCTCCTAGTCCATGACCAATACTTACTGAAGCATTACCATCTCCTGTATAAGTACCTATACTAAAACCTGCTGTAGAATTATATTGTACTGAAGTTGTAATACTTCCATCTGTATTACTTGCAACAGAACCACCATTACATTTCCATTGCCATGCAACAAACTCTTTGCTATTTGCATTATAAACATCGCCATTACTTCCACCTGCTGCTGCGGTAAACCCATCTGTTAAAAATGCTGAACAATACCCATAAGTTGTTGCTGGAGAGTTTGCGTTACTACTGTTGTCAGGAGATACTTGCGTACTGTCAACTGGAGCATTCATACTTAAATTTGAAATTTGAGATGCGTGGTTGCTTCCTGCATCTGTTCTGTTTTTACCCCAAATCCAATCAGGCTGTAAATCACTATTACCATCATTGGTTAAGTTCCTTGGATTAGAACCATTACCTGTATAAGTAAGAGCCTGAAAAAATGCTGATGGATCGTCTATTGTTGTATAAGCCATTATCCGAACTCGTTAAGATTGTATGTGTTTAAGGCATAATACCCTGTTGGTGGCGCATGTTCAAAATTTCCATATCCATTTGCATCCGCATTTCCTGAAGATACAGTATTAGCATGAAAGCCACCAAAGTTTGCTTGAATACTATTATCTGAATCATATTGAGATACACCAAAATAAGTATCGCCAGTCCAAGGTATAGCATAGCCATTATTACTTGCTGGGTTATCAGAAAGCAAATAGCTTCCATTTTTTGCCCAATATATTTTTTGATTATCCATATCCAATGCAACACTTATTAAATCTCCTGCATTAAATTTATTAGCAGTTCCACCATCGTCTTCTGCTGGATAGACATTTCCATTTTGACCATACAAAGAAACACTATAACCACTAGAGCCACTATGACCTACATAGACACCACCAGTTTTTATTACAAGGTCATATCGTTCTGCTTGTGCTGCACCAATCATAGTATAAACAGGTGTACCTGAACCTGTTATATAAAATTCTGCATACCATTTACCTTGTGATACAGCCATAGTAGATAAAGCAGTATCCCAACCTGAAATACCTGCCGCCTCTGTTCCTCCTTGTGTAACTTTTAAACCACCAGGATAACCATCATTTGCACCAGTAGCGCTAAACAAACCATTCCAAGTTGCATAATTCGTAGTTGGAGAATCAGGCGATTGATCTACTGCTGAAATATTATTTAAAGACCAATTATTTGCATTTCCACTATCATCTGCACCAAGACTTGAAGAATCTTCAAAGTCTAAATAAAAACCATTGGTGCCATAAGAACCTGTATATTTTTTTGGAATCCAAATACCAGTATCACTATCAGTTTCTCCAAAATCTGAGGGAGCTAATGCTTGTCCTTCGACCCAATTTATTTCAGTCATATAACCATTAAGTCCTTGGGCAAAACCTGAAGAAGCGTTGTAATAACCCCCTATGGTGTGAACAACATCTCCATCAGTACCATCATTCTTTTTACCCCAAACAGATTTTGCATTTACACTAGGGTTGGTGTCTGTAGAAAAATCTGTTTGTTCTGTACCATTAACATACAGCTTCATTCTATCTCCAGCAGTAGAATTGGCTGTGTCCCATACTGCTACTATGTGATACCACGCACTATAATCTCGAAAAACTGCTGTTGTTCTTAGTTCAGCAACACCATCTTCATCAGAGTTGTTTCTAAATCCTAAATGTTCTCCTCTAAAACGAATATCAAAATCACTATTTGCATCTGCTGCACCAAACATTCTTTCTTTTGGAGCAGTTGATGTATCTTCATTTGGAATATGTTTTACCCACATAGAAGCAGTCCATAGAACTCTGTTCCAGTCTGAACCTGAAGTACCTCTAGTATCATACAAATATTCTGTGCTAGCTGAATCAAACTTTAAAGAGTTGTCAATCTCATAAGATCCAGTAGATACGCTTCCTCTATTTGCTGTACGCTGTAGCGTTTCCATATTAGGTTTGTGCTAGGTTTTGAACTCTACCGATTTCTTGCCAGACAGAACCATTGTACCTAAATGCTAATATGTCGGTTTTGTTAGCTGTAGCTGTAATTGTAGGAGCTGTACTTGCTGCAAACTCGAATACTGTATTCCAAGCAACTGTTCTAGCTGTACCACCTTGAGCTATCTCAATACTAATGATAGCTCCTTCTACTGCATTACTTGGTGCAGAAATAGTTGTATTTTCACTTGTAACATAGTATGCATTTGCTGCTGCTCGTGCATCCCAAGCTGTTGCGTTAGAGCTTGAGGTAATAGCTACTTGGCTAATGTTAGCTGAAGTAGAGGCTGTAACTTTTTTAGGCATTGTTACAAACTGATTCTCATCTACTGAGATAGCTGGTGTTGTACCAACCGCAGATCCTAAACCAATAACTAAATCATCTGCACTATCATCAAGACCTACATAATAATCTTGAGCATTACCGTCAAATACTATTTTAGTGTCTTCGGCTGTTGCGTCACCTATTGTTAGCGTTGTACCGTTAATTGATAAGCTATCTGTGACAGCTAAGTCAGTAAATACATCTAATACTGCTGCTCCGCTTCCTGCTCCGTCTAATTGAACAACAGCTACTTCTCCAGCAGCGATAGTTACATTAGCACCAGAGCCTTGCGATATAATAATATTTTGAGAACCACTTGTAGCGTTTTCAATGATTTGTACCCTTTTCATGGTGTTTGGACCAATCGTAATTGTACAAGCTGAATCTAGTGTGCCTGTATATTTAAGATAAAAAGCTCGACCAGCATCTGAACTACCGTCTGCTACGGTTGTAGTATGCGTATCAGCATTAGTGGTAATCGCTTCAGTTCCTACACCAAGAGCTTCTCCGATAAGTTCTAAATTGGTATTGGTAC